TAGACGAGAGAACTCTCCAAAGTTAACTATATTCATCTCACCTGTACCAAAAAACTCTACAGGTTTTAACAAGCCTTTCTTGTGATTGTGTGTATTGGGTATCCTAAGTACCCTGGCCGCGTCCGCAGTTACTGCTATGTCTGCTAACAAGTTATGTTGTATACACTTATCTTTGAGCGCCTGGGCTACAGGCAACCACTCATCATACGCTACGCTTTCCTGTAAAACCCAGTATACATGGACTCCATATCCAGAGTTTACCATAATAGGTTTTGGTAAGTTTAACTTATCACAGAATGCGCGTAGGTCTTTGACCGCCAAGTTCTGGCTTTCATAGTCTTTACCTACACCACAATCTAAATCTAAAAAGAAAGAACTAAGGCTTTTTACATTTGGAACTTTTCTGGACTCACCTGTTTCAAACGTGGCTAACCCAAAGTATGTATCGTATCCTTGCTCATCTAAACTATTAGCACTGTTAATAACTTCATCTACAGAGCTATAAAACTTTTGTATTCTACGGTCTTTACCTAATGCTAGTACGCAGTAAAAACCATCTCCTAGTACCCTTTGCAAAAATTGTTTCGTTTCCATAATCCCACCCATATTTGGTGTGCCGAAGACACCACGACAGAGTACGGCACGTTACTCGTTTCGGCAATGCCTAGTCGTGGTGGAGTGCTACTATTAGAGCAGCAGGCAAAAATGACTAGTCATCCCAGTCATCAACAATAGCACTCAAGTCGTCATCAGCCGCTTTAGGTGGATTTGCGGGCTTGTTAACAACTTTCTTTGGCTCTGGGACAGCTTCCTCTTTAACAGGTGCTTTCTCTGTAAAAGGGTTGTCCGCATCCACAGTAAATCCTTCCTCTGCTGTAAAAGGATTTCTTTCCTCAATAGGCACGTACTTGATAACCTGTACACCTTTTAACCGTAGGGATATGTTTTGTTTACCCCCCATGTCATAAGGTATAAACTGTACAGCTACGTTCACCGTGCTACCTGTAGTTAATAAGAAGTCATCAGGTAGTTTCGTACCTTGTGCATCAACTTGAAGAGGCTTCTTTGTTGTCTCATTTTTGTATGCACCTTTTAAGGTAGATTTATGTGTAAACATACCATTGTCATCTTTAACAAATGGGCGTTCTAATTTTTCAGCCCACTTATCTTTACGATTAGCTTGGTATGATTTAGCCATCTCAGTATAAAGACCTTTAGCAGTATCGTTGTCCATACGGAATTGTATAGAGTATTCTGCATTAGCATCTTTAGGGTCACACGGCATAGACCGACCCTCATTACTATCAAAATGATAGGTACGATTTATTTTAGGCCATAAGGCTTCTACGTTTTTTATTATATAAGTTTCCATTCGCGTCTCCTTCTTCCGCAGTTATAGGTCTTCATCTAGATCATCTAGACTCGGTAGTTCATCAACAAGGTCATCTTTATTACTAGATGTATCCTCACTGGTGACTTTAGTAAGTGCATCGGCTACATCACCAACACGAAACCTGTAGGTCTTACCTATCTTAAAATAAGCATCCTCTGGTATGTGCTTTTGACGTACCCATGCACGGACAGTAGATATAGAAACACTAAAGTGCTTGGCTACATCTTCTATTGGTACAAAAGGTTCGTTCATCTTTTCCTCACAGATATTGATGTTTCCTGACTTATCTCAAGCCCATCAGGAACTTTATCAGGGTTGTCTTCTAAAAAATCCTTCATGTTAGTCTGATTAATACGTTTATCCAACAGCTCTGGTATATTATGCTCTTTTATAAAAGTGTGCATAGCATCCCAGTCGCTTGCCCAATACTTCGTTTTATTAGACGTAAAGAACAATCCTTCAGAACTTTTAACGCTTTGAACATTGTGCCTCTCGCAATGATCTAGCATGGCCTGTTTAACACGGTCTAATTGTTGCTGTAGTTTATCGTCTTCTTTTTTAAATTCAGCAGTCAATAAAGATCGCTTCGCTCGTATTTTTAGAAATGTTTTAGTTAGTTTATCAGGGGTTATCTCACCCATTGTTGTCTCCTCTTCCTATCAGAACATTACATATAATGACTAAAAATGTATTAGTCAAGTATTTCTTTGTAAAGATCGGTAAGTTTTGTGTGTACGTCTATTCTTCTATCTAATAACTTGTAAACGTGTCTTTCTGCGTCAGAACCTTGCAGTTGTACGACTGTGCATTTATGGTTCTGTCCTGACCTATGTACTCTAGCATTAGCTTGGTCGTAGGTTTCTAATGAACTTGTAGGCCCCCACCATACGATTGTATTAGCAGCTGTTAACGTGACACCATGTGCTGCTGCTTGTGGTTGTATCACGAGTACTTGTGGGTCAGCACTCTCTTGGAACTGTTTAAATATGTTAGTCCGTTTATGTGCAGGTACATCACCCCTTATAATTTCAGTTGTTATGCCCTCTGCTCTTAATTTATCTGTTAATATATTTATCACGTGAGTAAAGGGTACAAACACTAACACCTTTTGGCTTGACTCGTCTATGACCTCTCGTAAGACTTTATATCTATTCTTTATATCGAACTCTAATACTTCTTTCTCGTCTGTGTAGATAGCCCCTGCTGAGATTTGCAATAACTTGTTAAGACTCACAGCTGCATTGATAGCGGTGACTTGTTCTCCTGTTATGTCCATAACAAGTTTAGTTTTTAATTGTTTGTAATACTTCTTTTGTTGTGCAGTAAGTTCTATCTGTCGTTTTAAATACACCATTGGGGGTAAGTCTAAACACTCATCTTTGGTAAATCTTATTGCAGGTTGCAGTGCCTTGAACACCGTATCTGTAGCAGTTGGTTTTATTTTCCATGTGAACTGTGATACTTTGAACATAACTTTATCTTTAAAAGCACCAAAGAACCTTGGTATTCCTGTAGGGTTTACAAGTTTTGCAAGTCCATACGCATCTGTTGGGTTTTGTGCGGCAGGTGTGCCTGTCATCATCCACAGCCATGTATCATCTTTAATCAACCACTTTAAATTTTTCCAACGTGTAGTCTGTGCATTCTTGTAGTGTGTAGCTTCATCAACAATAATAAGATCAAAGCCACCCTTCTGTAGTTCTTCTAAAACTATGCCTATGCCATCATAGTTTATAACAACGTATTCAGACCCTTGCGCTATTATCTCTTTTCTTTTATCAGCAGAACCGTGAGCTACAGACACCGTTCTGTGTGTAGCAAATGTAAACAAGTCATCACGCCATGCGCTATCCATGATCGACAGCGGGCATATTACTAACACACGATTTATATATCCTTTGTTCAGTAAATAGTCAGATGCCCATATGGCACTAGCAGTTTTACCTGTGCCCTGTTCGTTGAAACAAAAACCTCTCTTGTGCATAGTTAGAAATGACGCAGTAGATACTTGGTGACTAAAAGGTTTATATCTGCCTGTCCACTTGTACTGTCCTTCAATAGGAGAAGGCGCTTTTATATCTAACTGTCTAAGGCTCTGTGCTTCATCAAGACCCCAGTTAACAACCACTTGGTTGTCACCAACAGTTTTACTTTTAGGTATGTTGGCAACAACCTTGCTAGGGTCACGTAGTTTTAGCAGTAAAGCCTTGTTGTCTATTATTTGCATTCATCTCTCCACTCACTTTTTTATTTTTTCTTAGTTTTCTTTACCTTTTTTGCCTTTTTTGTGTTTGGCTCTAAGTTCTTCTTTGGCTCTTTTTGCGATTGCGGCTTGCTTGGGTTTACCTGCGACTTTGGCTCTTTGCTCCACCACAGTAAGGATTTGAATCTTCCTAGCATACGGTTTGTTAATTCTTTTAACTTTCCTAGCAGTCGCTTGGGCATCTGCCACAGTAGCAAATTTAATGGGTACAGTATCTTTTGGATTTTCATCGGTATACAGTCTCCTTCCTGTTCCTTTTGGTTTTTTACCTGTTCCTGTTTTTGGGTCTTTCTTCTTCACTTCTTAGTACCTTTCTTCTTACCATTTCTAGCACGGTTCTTTGAAGGGCTTTCTAATCTTGTTCCGTCTTTGTTTGTGCCACCTTTACTTAACATCTTATTGTGTGACACATCTTTACCTTTACGGTTTACGCCTTTCTTATCGTAGGCACGTCTAGCGCGTTGGCGTTCCATCCTATCAGGATGCTCCCCACGTTCTTTCTGTTTCTTATATTCTTTCTTGTAAGGTCTAGGTGATTTTGTATATGGCATCTAATTACTCCCATTGTATACACATTCAATTACTGCACAGTGTCTTTTACATAGCCCACTTGGTCGTGCGTTCCATATGTCGTTATCGTATGCAGTCTCCATGCGTTTATAACTTGATACCCATTTATCCCACAATGCAGGTAGCATGTCATCACTATATTTTTGTTTTATGAATTTTTTAGCGACTACGAACATCAAAGCCGCGTTTACTTTTCTAACCTCTGGGAAGTATTTGAAGGTAGCCATAGCCATAAGTTCCAGTTGGCTCTTGTCAGCATACTGGGCAGACTTGCCTGTTTTGTAGTCTACCACCCATGCCTTGTCATCATCTACAATAACTAGGTCAGCAATCCCACGCCACCAAACATCTTCAGCTTTAAAGTCACAAACCTCAAACTCAGCTGTCAAACCCATCTTTATTTCTGTAAACTTCTTACCACGTCTTCTATTAAGTGATTCCAGGGGGCCGCGCAGGTAAGTAAACTTATCTGGTATTGGCTTCCCATCACGTATGTATTCTTCAGCAACAAGATGAGCCTCCGTACCATAACGCATAGCTTCTGTGTATGTTTCCTTGTAGTCTTTCGCTATCTTCATATGATAGAACTGTTTGGGGCATTGTTCAAATGCCTTAATTCTACTAAATGACCAAGGGGTTATGCTCATTAATGAAGCTTTGATTTATCAACCCAAGTAATTTGGATTGTAATCCCACCTAAATTATTCTTTCTAATTTCAGATGTAAATTCGTCTTCATGCCCACATTTAACACACGAAGTTTTAAATTTAGAATCAACAGCATAAGTAAATTCTGTAAAACTATCGCACTTTCTACAGTCTGCAAACGTGTCAAAGACTTGTTGGATTTCATCATCCGATGTTGAGTCTATCACAAAGCGTTCAGTTATACCTCGCAAACTTGCGCGATCTAACCTATGTGATTCGCCAAGATCTACTTTTTTTACTTTTTCTTTTTTCATTCACAATCTCCATATGATTTTCCTGTTCCGCTTTCGCAATCTATAGGTAAACCTTTTGCCCAGTCTGGTGTCCAACGCATACGGCTCTCTATAAATTCCTGTGCTTCTGCTACCTCTTCATCCTTAACACAACACGCAATCGAGTCGTGTACAGTCAGGACAACTTTATATTTCTTAGCTATTTGTAGCATCTGTTCACCAATTATGCAACGTGCTATGGCTTGGCATACGTTCTCTATGATCTTCCCACCATATATCCGTGTGCGCCCACGCCTTGTTTTGTAGTGAAACTCTACACCTTTGTCCGTCTGGTCAAAACGTAAATCTTCATACCTTATATATAATCCAGAGGGCAGTCGTATCTTACCATCTTCTATTGTCAGTGCATCATGGCATCCCAACCTTACCTTAGAACCTCTTGTCGGAGCGTGTAGCAGCGGAAGCGTCTGTTGTGCCTCACGCCATAACTTGTTAATGTTGTGGTTAGTTTCTCTGTATATCTTGATGACTCTTCGTGCTTCGCTAAGTTCCATATCAAAACCAAATGTCTTTAATTGGTCTTGGAACTTTTGTGCGCCCATGCCATACCCTGCACCTAAGATTGTAGTCTTGCCCACGAACCTCTGGTCTTTGGTCACGTCACTCTCTGCTACGCCATATATCCTAGATGCCATCTTCTTATATACATCTTCACCCTTCGCAAACGCATTGGTCAAATCGTCTTGCCCTGCAAGCCACGCCAACACTCTTGCTTCTATCTGTGATGAGTCAGCGTCAATGATTGTGTGGCCCACAGGGGGTATTATACTACGCTTTAACTTCTTACCATTTACTCCACGGCTTGGTAGATTTTGTAGATTAATCTTATCATCTCCACCCCACCTGCCTGTGTGAGCCGCATAATATCTAACAGGCACAGGTAATAATCCACGCTTTGAAATGTCTATAAACCTTTGTGTCCTAGTTTCTTCTAGTGTACTTTTGTTACCAAGTCTCGCGGCAACAAGTTGTTGCACTCTCTCGTCAGGGTGTTCTTGCAAAGCCTTGAAACCCTCGTCAGACTTAGCCAATGCAAGTGTTTCTTTCCCTGTCGTTGGGCTTATCTTCGTTGGAGGTTCAACATCAAGACCTTTTAGTAACTCTGCAAACTTGGGGTTGCTCATCAAGTCATCACGTTCAACCTCCGCGTTAGTCAATAAGTCTTCCTTACGCTGACGTGTTTCTGTGAGATGACTTTCTAATAGAGTCAAGTCCAAGTCTAGCGTTGGTTCTACAAACATACGCAACGTCAAATCTATTAGCTTGAGTTCTTTCTTTGGAAAGTCTTTGCCCATCTTCAAGAACAGTTTGTATGTTAGGTCTACGTCATTAACGCAGTAGTCACCAAACTTCTCTAGTTCACGCTCTTCAAATTGTTCACGTCTCTTTCCGAGCGTGTTGAGTATCTCCTGCCCCTTAGTGCCGATATTGTACTTTTCAGATAACGCCCTGAGACTTGCACTGTTTTCAACCCCATGTACAGCACGGGCAATACACATAGTATCGGTATAGACGCGAGGCATAATACTATAATGCCAATTAAGAATAGCACCATCAAACATAGTGTTATGAGCAAGTACCATAGAGTTTTCCCAATCGAAAGCCTGTAAGTACTTGCTGAGTTGTTCATGTGTTCCACTTGCCCACTCCGTTTCTCCGTTATTAACTTTTACTGCGACCCCTATCACTTCAAAGCGTGGGTCACGCACGTACTCTTCCATTGTTAACTTCTTCAAAGAATAGTCTTTGTCGTAGTATGTTTCAAAGTCTAATGTAATTAAATCCATTACTTAGCCTCTAATATCTTTTTTAAGGCTTCTCCAACACTATCGGCCTCTACAATTATTTTAATCATAACAGCTCTCCATTTGTTTAAATACCTAACATCAGATAATATTCGTGATTTGGCTAAAGCAACATGAGTAGGTTCTTCTATCATTTGTTCCTACTCACTTCTCCTGCCAACGCACCATAACCACATAGGTCACGATAGTTATCTGCGTTATCAGGGTTCTCTTTTGTCCTTGCCATCTTGAGTAAGGCTAACATCATGGGTACATCTTGTGGTGTTATGAAATTATTAAGGCCAAGATAGGCATTCCACAAATCACCGATAGCTACAAAGTTGTGCATAGCTTCACCATGCTCATCTGCCCTGTCTTTTGATACTAGGGTATCTGCACTCTGTAATATCTTAGACCTGTTAAATTGTTTTTTGTTCTCTTCTTCCTCAAAAACTTCTTTTGGTGTGCCTACGCTTTGCCTTAACACGTTAACATAGTTAGGACTACACCCTGCCCTCTTTGCTACAAATGCTGTAGGCATATTAGGGTTGGTTAGTAGCACCTCCCATACTTTATCTTTTTTACTTTTTTTCATTTTTACTCTCCTTGTTAAAACGTTTCCACATAAAATGCTCATGTTGTTTCTTCCTCGCCTCAATCTTCTCTCGCCTTTCTTTAGCTTTCTGATCGTTCTTACGAATAATTAAGGGTTCTGATTTCTTGTTCATCTCATTAATTTTTTAAAGGGTTTAAACTTTTTATATCTAAAATCTCTGAGACTTTTTCTTCATAATACGTATCTTTAATAATAGATGCGACTACCACCCCAATATCTGTTTTCATTTGACTAGCTTCCACTGTCAGCCATTCAATCTCATCTTTATCTAGGTGGTCAAAAAAATTACCTTTCTTAACCCCCAGTTTCATCATACAATATCTACTTTCTTTTGATAATGTCATTAGTCCTGTTTCTCCTTAAAATTATCTGGTCTAGGCACTGGCATCTCAAGTA